ATCCATAAAGTAGTGCGGCCCTGTCACAGGATCAGCACACTTCAAAAACTCATCCAGTTGTTGGTCTGTGAATGTTTGATGACGATGAGGGGACTTGACCAGTACGGTCTCAAGTGGTTTTGCCATAGTCAGTTAGTTATCCTAAATTGCCGACCCAAAAGCAAAATCACACAGGACTGTAAGGGTTACGATATCTATCGCGGCCGTCGTCCTCTGGGTATACAGGATACTGATCAGGGTTGTTATTCATTATATTTCACTAAATAAAGTTGTAGTTCGCGATACTGGAAATATCCAACTACTCTAACGCTTAGAGGAGCAGTCAGCATGAATATTTACCTATACGTCAAAACCCATAAACAAACTGGGTTAAAATATCTTGGCAAAACAACATCAAAATATCCGCATACCTATCCAGGGTCAGGTGTTTATTGGCGGAATCATCTCGACAAGCACGGATACGACTATACCACAGAAATCCTTAGAGAATGTAAAACAAAAGAAGAACTAGCAGAATGGGGGCTATATTATTCTAATCTATGGAATGTCGTAGCAAGCGATGAATGGGCTAATTTAACTGAAGAAAGTGGTGCCGGTGGCTACAATGGTGTGATATGGACTGAGGAGATGCGCCGTGCAAATAGTGAGCGCCAGAAGGGACAGGTTTCTCTGAACAAAGGTAAAACTTACGAAGAATTGTACGGACCAGAAAAGGCAGCAGAAAAAATCAAGAAATTCAAAGAAGCCTACAAGAAAAAAGCAGAAAATAAACCTCCAAAAGAAAAATCTAAAAGATTACCGCATAGCCGAGACAGAGCAGGTGTATCATATGAGGAACTATATGGTTCAGAGAAGGCAGAAGAAATTCGTTCTAAACAAAGGGGTAAACTTGCTGGAGAGAAAAATCCCAGATACGGTAAACCAGGAACCTTTACTGGAAGAAAACATTCTGAAGAAGCACTTGCTAAAATGAGAAAGTCACAAGGTCCTCATAAAAATCCTAGACAAATTTTAATCTGTCCACATTGTGAGAAGGCCAGCGATGCAAGTAATGCAAAACGCTGGCACTTTAATAATTGTAAATCTAAAATTTAATCAGCCGAAGCATTTGCTCCGCAACGAGTCCGTTTAGCCTTTGTTAAATCTCCAAAATTCACAACCCATTCCTGCCCAGGTTGTAACTCTTTAGCATTAGACGGGTATGCAAACTTTACACCTGCTTGTTGTTCAATTTGACTAATTGGCAGTCTAAGTTTAGTTAAATCGGTGCCCAGTCTTTCAACGTGAGGGAACCACCAGCCAGCAACTTCATTGGTTTGATTATTAATGACTATTTTATAAAAGGCGTGTGGGACAACGACTCCGTTGCCAATTCTTTTGTCTTGTGCGTTGTAAACTCCGCCTACATAAACTGTATAACTTTGATTGCGCTGTACTGTCCATCCACGTATTGATGTTTCTAATAATTTCCACGTTGATCTGTTAAGTCCTGGCAATTGCGGGCTCATGTTGGTCATTAAGAATGATTCATATTCCACTTGAACGTCCCAAGATAAGTCACCATCTGGAGCCATATGGCCCTTATCATAGCCTGTGCCAGCATAGTCATCTGGGCGGGCGCCACCGACAACTGACTGGTCCGCAACAAAAGCATTGGTTCTAGCAACACAACCCAATGCGTTGGGAGGTGTTAGTTCGTATGTGACATACTTTGGCAACTTAGCAGCCGCATCATAGCCGACCAAATAAGCCTGGCGGCAAATTGGTGCTACTCCTTGAGTTTGTGGAAATCCATAAGGTGAGTGCGCTTGACATGCTTGTACAGGATTAGGAGCACGTTGGTCCCAAGCAAACGCTTGTGTGGATAAAAGTAATAGTGTTAAGAGTATTTTTTTCATTATGCTATTTGATAAATGCCGCAGAGGTCAAAGTGACTACCGGTACTAGTACCGTTAACTGGTGTGTTATATTTCCAGGCCAAGTCTGTGGTGCTGCCAGAATAGTACAGTTTGTGAACTGTGCTATAGGGTGGTGGTGGTGATGCCATATTGGGTTATTTACCTTGGATATCCTTTGAATCCCTTTACAGGACTCACTGTGGCCACATCAGGTGCTTCTTCGCTGGCCATGGTGCCAATTTGCACAGCATCGCTTGCGGGCATGTTCATGGAACGTAGTGCATCATCGATGTAATCTTTCACATGCGGATCATAACTTACGATCACCATGTCTTCACCAAACACACTGCTGGGACCGTCAAAGTCAGGCACTCCGTCCCGAGCTCGTTGCGCAGCACCTTTGGCACCAGCAATAGCCACGCCAAATCTATATTGCTTGTAAGGATCGTTGTTTTGTAGTCGAGGTATCTTGAAAGCACCGGGCAGGGCCAGGCCTACATCACGAGTGATTGTGCCGGTACGCCCTGCTGCGGCTGCTTCCGTGATGAATTCACTGGCTCTCATCGAGGATATCCTTTAAAAGGTCTAGCAATACTTTGATCGTTAACCCAGTCAGGTTCTTGACTAATTTTGGATCCTATCAGTCGCTTGCCACCGGGTGTGTCAGTGAGTTTGAGTGCTTGATCTATTACGGCTTCCACATTGTCGTTGAATCCGGCTACCACAGCATTCTGTCCAAATGCACTCACACTATGGAACTGGGGCATGTCTGCACCTTCGCCGGCCAGATCAACCCTAGCACGAGCCATGGCAACGCCCAATCTATAGGCATGGTACGGATCATTATTGCGTATGCCTGGAATAATATAGGTATGTTGTAGCGGATCGGCCTGGCTGCTGGCAAGTTTGCCCTGACTCTCAGTAACAAACTCTCTAGCTCTCATCGGGGATACCCCTTGAAACCTGTAACAGGGCTGACTTTGTGTATTTCTGGATGTTCCATACTGCGATGGTCGCTGATCACATGATGATGATCTGATCCAATGGTTTTCATCGCACCGCGGATCATGTTGTCTTCTTCTTTGGTATAAGGATGTGCAGTGTTGTATTTTTCAACCCAGCTTGCAGAATCCATTTTGTCTTTGGGTATGGGTTTTTTATCTTTGCCATCATGCATGGCCATGGCCATCATCATACGATTCATGTGATTGGTTCGATCATATCCGCCAATATCACGCACGATGTGTGCTCCGGGCATGGAGTTGTCATGTCCACCAGGAATCTCACCTCTCACACCTTCAGTTACAAATTCTGAGGCTCTCATTGAGTACTATCCGCTGATGCCGTTGACACCTGCTGTGGCTGATGAGGCTGTGCCCAGAGCAGTAGCAGTAAATGCAGTGCCTGTGATAATGTTGAGATAATTTCCCGCACCCACATAGTACTGCTGAACTGAGTTGCCAGGAACTTGTATAGCGTTGGCATACAGGTTGCCAGTTGGCGTGCTCATGGTGGCATTGGCGGGCGTCCCATTGGCCTGTGCATAGGTCAATTGCACTGCACTGACTTGAAATGTCACGTTGGCCACTGTGGTAGCAATTTCTACCTTGTCTGTGGTCCAGGCTGTGTTGCTGACAGCGTTTACAACTTGAATTGCCATTATTTGTTATCCTTGTTTAAATCTGCAACATTTACTGGCCGAAACAAATTTGTGGTTTGTGATAGCACACCAGGAACAAATGCTGGTTGGTTGCGCACCTCTGCAGGTGTAGGAGCAGGCGGATGCCGTTCAGCCAGCCTGTTCATGGTTTCTGCATAGGTTTGGAATTGCTGTGTCATATTAATACTTGAAGTTGTGCAATTCTCTCATGAGACTCAGGGCCATCTTGTCTTCTTTGACAGGTGCCACAGGATCATCCACTGCTTGTGGTGTTGCTGATTTTGTTACAGGCTTGACCACTGGCTTTTTGCCAGGTGCTGCGGCAGCTGATGCTGGACTCACAGGATCATCCACTGCTTGTGGTGTTGCCAACTTGACTGGAGGCGCTGCTTCGGCCACTGGCAGTCCTGCCATTTCCATCATGCGGCGCAGAGCAGCAGCATCTTCATATGCATGCTGACGATCTTGTTGGCTGGCAATTACAGGGATTGTGGTTTGTCCGGTTGCTTTGGGACGGTTCAATCCACCTGAATACATCATGGCGTCTTCGGTGCCTTCAGCATCTGTGGGGTAGTCTGGGTGATTCTCTGTGGCATCGATGTCGCCATAGGC